CTTCAGCCACTTCAATCCCTTCTATGGGTTTGAGGGCCTTCTAGGGGGTTTACTTGAGAAGGCCCTGTTCTCGTAGTGAGTCGAGGAACGCCTGCTTGAAAAGGTCCTCAGAGTCAACAGGAGCTTCCGCTGCCGGACGGCTCTGGCCGCCAAGCGTGGGGATGTACCGCCGCATCTCAATAGCCTTCTTCTCGGCCTCAAGGTCGGCGATGCGTCGCTCCAAGTCTGCCCTGGTGACAAGGTTGTAGGCGTCCTCAAAAGGAAGTCGCTTCTCTGCAGCCACCCTAGTAACGGCGGCGCGCAGGTTCACGTCCTCCCTGAATCGTGGGTCCCGTTCTTCAAGCCCCTTCATCTCACCCGTGAGCTGAGCATTGGCCATGAAACCGTAGAGCTGTGCCTCTAGCTGAGCTGCTCGCTCCTCCGCTGCTATGACCCGACCATAAATTTCAGGGTCGTAGGCGGGAGTCTGAACTTCGGGTTCCGGCGTAGACATCTGAGCGCTCTCTCCTTTGAAGATTGGTGCAAGCACTTTTACGCCTTCGTCAAAGTCCTCTGCAAGAAGCTGCATGACTTGCAGCGCTTCGGCCGACTGGTTATAGACAGCTTCAAGCTGCCGACGCTCGTCGGCAAGCTGTTGCGTCTTGCGGGTGTAATCCGCCTGCATGAGGATTCCGCCCTTGATTTGCTCCCCCTTGAGGGGGGCCTCAAAGCCAGGCACCACATAGACGGCGTTGGGATCAAGCTGAACAGGCGATGCCTCACCAGACGGAGTGCTTTCAACTTGCTCCGCCGTGAAGGACTGATCTGACACTTTGAATCTCTCCTTAGCAGGATGTTCCGAGGGAGCCTGCGTTGAGACATTTAAGAACACATTTCATTGCATGTCAACCAACCGGAATTGGTCCCCGTCGACCGGCGGCAGCAGCACGCTGAACGCCGCCCATTGCGCCGGCAGCGGCCATCTGCCGCCCAAGCCCTGGCGGCTGTCCGCCGCCGGGAGCAAGGCCGGGGACGCCCGGAAGGGACGGCTGCCCAGGGAGGCCGCCCTGGTCGGGCGGTGGGGGCGGAGCTGGCGGTGTAATGAACCGTTCCGGGTTCTGAAGGCCGATTTCCTTGGCGAACTCAACCGCAATGGCGGCACGGTTTACAAACGGGTCCTGAGCGAATGCCTGTGCAAACTGGAGTAGCCGCTGAGCCCGAGCCTGCGGAGTATCCGCCATAGCCGCCGTGACTGCCATTGAGTAATCGTATTCACCAGCAATATCATCTCTATCAAATGGGTAAACAAGATTCCCATTAAGCATGTAAGCATCTGGATTTGGTGGAAGCTCATTTGGGTCAACGTCAATAATACGAGCAACTTGTTTTGTTGTCATGTATTGAGCGCACAAACCCATCATTTTGCGAGCAAGTTCCACCATCGCCTGTTGCACTGAATGAAGCAACAAATTGACTCGACCCTGTGCATACTCATCAACGGTCGATACTTCGGTAGCGCTGCGGTTGCCAGAGACAAGACCGCGCTGATACTCAGTGATGCCAGTCTTCTTGACGATCATCGCCTCAATGAGGGCCTGCTGCTGGTAAAGCTGTGGATCAACACGCAGACCAGGCAGCTCCATGAGGACCTCCCGGACATCTCGCCCGTTGAGGCTCAGCTTGGCGATGGCGCCATTCACGTCGGAGCGGAGGACCTCCTCCACGTCGTCGGTGATCATCTCCTCGTCGCCGACGAACCGCTGCTTGGTGTACAAGCGCTGACGCATCAACTCTCGGGCGATCGTGGTCAGCTCATACTGTTCTGGTCCGATCATCTCGGCCAAGCTCAGCGGATAGACCTGATCAGGCAGCGAGAAACTGGGACCGAAAGTCAGGAACACAAACGGGTGCCCGACCTTGAACGGCCAAAGCCCCTCGTAAAGAAGCCTTTCCGGGTTGCCAAGATCCTCCCAGCGACAGATGTACAGGCGCCGTCGCCGCAAGTCCCAGATTTCGACAAGCTCAATCATGTCGGTGCCGGAGGTGTCGTTGAACACTCGGCGCCGCATCGGACCCTCAGGATTCTCCAGATTGTGCGAAGGGTTCTCCGGATAGGCGGGGTCGGTAACAAGCGACCGATAGCTCTTGCGAACGGATTCCCGAAGGAACTCATCGCCCTCGACCTCTTCCAGCGGCCGCCAATAGCGATGAGCGATCCAGTTGATCTCGCGCAACGATCGTGCCTGGGAATCGACAAAGACCTCCCAGTAAGAGATGCGTCGTGCTTCTGGGCGGTTGTCGATGACCTGGACAGCCTTACGCTTTAGGAACTCGTACACCTTGTCGTCGGCCGGCAGATCGCCCAGGACGAGTCCGAGCTGGTCCCGGTACTCGCGCATGGCGGCGATATCTTCGGGATCGGGCTCCGTGTAGCGCTGTTCCTCGTAACGCCAAATAGTCTTCAGCACGCCAATGCCAGAGATGCCGGCGTCCCGCAACGCCTCTTGCGCCTCGGTCTGAATGTCGAACGTTTCCCAGAAGTAGCGGTTGAGGCCGATCTGCAGCCTGGCACGGGCGGCGTTCTCCACCTTACGGGGAGTCACGGCGATCTCGGGGCGGCGAGAAAGCGCTGCGGCCACGATCACGTTGATCGTGGGCTGGATCATGTTGGGATAGATCTGCTCGGTGGGGTCGATGGCGTCAACATCGAAGCGCCCCGAGTACAGCTCTTCAGAGCGCTCCCAAACGTCCTCGCGATCCGACCGATCAGAAATAGCCTGGTTGAGCCCCTTAACGAGCCCCAAGTACTGGCGCTTGTGCTCAGCTCGCACCGTCTACCACCGCCTTCCAAGAGTCCGGGTTACGTCTGAACTCAGCACCACGACGCTGGGCTTCCGAGCGAGAGACCTGTTGTCTTGAGTATCCAAAACGGAGACTGCGGATCTTGCAGCGGAATTCTTTGCACCTGAAATCGTCACAACTTTCGGGGTCGTGCGGGAGTGCGGTGTTCCCGGCCTGGACGAACTCTCCCACTCTTCGTACTCCTCCCATGTCTTGCCGAAAGCAAACTGCGGCTTCGACCAGTCAATGGATTCTTTGTCTCGCTGTTCAGGTGCGACTTTAATGCTTGTAGCTTTGAGAAGCTGCACGGCGATGCCAAAAGCCATCAACCTGTCATCGTGCGGACTGCCCGTCATCGACCCGTCTGTGCGGTACCGGAAAGCAGCCATCTGGTTGTAGAGCTTTTGGTCCCACGAAACGACAGTGCCGTTGAGCAGCAGTTTCCACATGTCACTAGTCAAAACTGCTTTTGACTCTCTGGTGGTGTGCCACCCGTACTTATCCGTCATGCGGACCTTAGAGGAAGTCCCGCTGATTGACCGTTCCCGGTAGATGCGCGGATAGCGCAGCACTTCTCGCAGGTGACTGATAACAGCTCCGCCGTTACGGTTTCGTTCCGGGCCGATCATCGCCCGGTTGTAGTAGCGCCCCAAGTCGTCTAGGAACAGTCCAAAATCATGGGGATCAAGGTGCTGCTCAAACGTGGCAACGTGTTCGCCCGTGTTGGCGCAGATCACTACGGCAGACGAATAGTCGCCATGCTCAAGGCCGTCGGCGATGTCGGCCCCGATGACGTACTGGAAAGAAAGTTCCGGCTCTTTCCAGACCTCTAGCCCACCGTCTTTGCTTTCCCGGAATCCGAGCGGAGTCACAAACCCGGACTTGGGAACAACGGTCGAGAAGTGCTTGATTCGATCAACGTCGAAGACCGGAGATCCGGCCTTGTTCCAGCAGCTTTCATCGTCCTCGCAGTATTCGGCGGCAGCCTGGGCCGGCGACATGGAGGAAGTTTCTTTGACGTACCATTCCTTGCTGCGCCCAGGAACTACCCACCAGGGGTAGAACAGGGGACGCAAATCGTTCATCCCCTGCTTGGCTTCGGTGTAAAGCCGCCAAAACTCGGTGCCGTAACCGTTGGGGTTTCCGATGACGATGAGCTGTCCATGCTCAGTGGCCGGTTTGGCTGACGCCCAGGCTGATTCCGGGTTCGGGAACTTGCCGAACTCGTCCATTGTGAGCAGCGCAAGAGTTCGGCCTCGGGCCGGGTCTTCTTTCGAGGCGTCGGAGTCGATGTACGACCCGTTGGAAAACTCGATTTTCGTCAAGTTCCGATTGAGGATGACGGCCCCTCGGCGCTGCATCCAGTTGGGAAGGTTGTCGTACCCAAGCCGGATCATGCGGATGATCAGCCGAGCTTCGGGGTCTTCACGACGAGAAAGAACCAGGCAGTGTTGCTGGTCCTTGAACCAAGCCTTCCAAAAGTTGTAAGCAGAAATGAGTGTTGACCACCCAATCTGTCGCGCTTTTAGCACAATAATGCGAGATTCAGATTGAAAGATTTTAGCACTTTCAACTTGTTCTTCGCGTATCTCTGGAAGAGCTACTGAACCTTTGTAAAGAACTTTCCAGTAGTTTTGAAAGAAATGCGGAAAAGATTCCGCACACTTCCTGTACTCAAGCTCACGCTTGATGTTCTCCTGAGAAAGAGGCGGCATTAGAAGTAGGTCTCGACAATGGCCCAACCGTTGCCACCAGCGCCACCTGCGCCAGAATTGCTGGTTGAGTCAATGCCGGCACCGCCGCCGCCGCCACCGCCGCCGCCGAGGCCACCAGCCCCGCCGACAGAGGCTACAGCGCCGCCAGCCCCACCACCACCGCCAAGCCCCTTGCCGATGTCGCCATCGGCACCGGCGGCGCCGGCGGATGAACCACCGATGACGCTTCCGTTGTAGCCGCTGACAGACATGGCACCGGCGCCGACCGAACCACCATTTCCAGCAGTGCCGGTCGAATTACCGGAACTGTAGCCAGCCCCATTTCCGCCGCTTGCACCGGCGCGAACGGCAGCACTACCAGCAGTTCCGTTGTGATCGCCTTCCCCGTTGCCATCGGCACCGTCGTTGGCGTATCCGCCGTAGTTGGTAGTTCCGCCCTTTGAGGTCGGAAAGCCAATTCCACCGATACCAAGGTTGCTCCACCCAGCAGACCGCCCCCCGGAACCGCCGGACCCGCCAGCAGCCCGAGCCCAGGAACCAAACGTCGTTACAGAACCGTCTGAACCAGCGTTACCGTTTGAACTGTTCGTCGACTGAGCGGTACCGCCGGCGCCGCCGGCGCCAACGGTGACAGTTTCCGTCGAAGCAAGATCGGCAGCGTCAAAAGAAATCTCGCAAACGGCGCCGCCGCCGCCGCCGCCGCCGCCGGTGCGAAGCGTGCTCGTGGCCCCTTTGCGACCAGAACCTCCGCCGCCACCGCCGCCGCAAAGCCGGACGATGACACGCTTTGGAGTCCCCGACGGCTTTGTCCACGTTCCGCCAGGGTAGGAAAATTCCTGCACGTTGACGGAATACGAAACACCGGCGGCGCCCTGTGCGCCCTGTGCGCCCTGAGAACCCTGAGAACCAGTTGCCCCGGTGGCGCCGGTCGCCCCAGTAGCGCCGGTCGCTCCGGTAGCTCCCGTGGCGCCCTGCGTGCCACTTGAGCCGGCAGCGCCCTGCGCCCCCTGAGCGCCTTGTGCCCCCTGCGGGCCGGTGGCACCAGTTGGTCCAGTGGCGCCGACGCCGGGTCCCTGGGCACCTTGAGCGCCCTGCGGACCAGCAGAACCTTGTGCCCCTTGGGCGCCATTAGTGCCCGCAGCGCCTTGTGGCCCCTGAGCGCCAGTAATCGAACTGGCGGTAATGATGTCGTATACGTCTTTGCCGCGAGCGACCTCGTCGGCAAGCAGCTCGGCATGGTCACCGGTGTCGGGAAACATGCGTGCTGCCAGCTCAAGCGGGTTGACCCCGCCCTTCGGGGTACGGCGGTCGAACGGATCATCCGCAACGTCACCCGTGAACGTATGAGTTCCGCTGAACGAAACAGAGACCGTGACGGTATCCCCGAAATCAGCGGTGCCCTTCAAAGTGTCGTAGATCTCCAACACGTATTCGCATGCCCCAGCAGGGAACGTGACCGTGTCGGAAAGCCCTGTCGTAACGTAAACGTCAGAAGGATTGCCGGCAGTGATGCCACTGCTGTATGTCGCCCGCCAGCTACGGGTAGCGATACTGGGCGGCTTCGCGCCCGAAAGCGTGATGGTTGCGCCGGCGTCCAGCGAGGTGCGCGTATGCGTCAACCGCCAAACAAACATGCCCCCAGGGGAGACGGCGCCTCGGACAACGTAAGCAGTAGTGGTAGCCACGATGGAAAGTTACCGCCCCTTCGCCCTGACGGCAGGCCAGGCTGCAGCAATGCCGCCGCTAACGGCGCCAGCCAAAACGGCGGATACTCCCCTGGCAGTGATCGGGACATCGCTGCCGACAAGGGCAACCCACGACCCGCAGAAGCTAGCCACGGCCGTGATGCCAAACACTTCCCATTTACTCACGACGCACCACTTTCGTGACGAGAAATAAGGTCGTAAAGTCGATCTTCGCGTTTCTGCGACTGCAGTACAAGCTCGCTCAAAGAATTGGCAACCTGCATGAGAGCAGCTTCGTTCGCTGCACTGTTGCGGGCGACGAGCTTTCCGTCAGCGAACATCCTGGCGATATAGCCAAGTGCGGCAACGGCAAGAACTGCTGACCCGCCCTGCACCCAGGGGGCAGCGTCTGTGCCGGCGTTGGCGGCCGCCGTAACTGCCCCGATAACGGCAGATCCAGTGACGGTGGTTGCTGCGGCCAAAAGCGAAACAGCGGGATCGTGCATCATGCCGAAATCAACCGCCAACTGGGAATAAACACTTTACTCCTTTACGGCTCTCATTTCGGCATGAACCCATCTACGTGGCGTTTTATATTCGCCAACCTGGGCAAAGGTGCCCTCACCAAACGGGTAAGCTACAACATCAAAACTGTAACCGCTAGGATGATAAGGGCCAGGCCGCATATACATCTCGTGAAAGGATTCCAAAGTCCAAAACGAAACATGGGTCGGATCTCCGAATCCAGCTCCGGTTGTAGCATCGGGAACTTGCACAACAGCCAACGCATTAGGTTTCAAAACTCTGTAAAGTTCACGAAGGGTGTGGACTTTATTCGGAAGATGCTCAAATACATCTTCAGCCACAATTTCATCAACAGATGATGTGGCCCACGGCCAACCCTGCGTCAAGTCGGCGACGATGTCGACAGCTTCCCCGGGGACGATGTCCACCCCGAGGAAGCCGTCGTACCGAATCCGACCGCACCCAAGGTGAAGCCGAATGGGCGCCGCTGTTGCGACGCCCATTGCTTAGGCCCCCTGAGCGCCCTGGGCCCCCTGGGCGCCCTGGGCACCCTGCGCACCCTGAGCGCCGGTTGCACCCTGGGCCCCGGTGGCGCCCTGTGAACCAGTCGAGCCCTGCGACCCCTGCGAGCCCGTGACGCCCTGCGAACCACGCGATCCCGACGTGCCGGTGGCGCCGGTGGCGCCCTGCGCCCCGGTGCGGCCCTGCACGCCCTGGGCGCCCTGAGCGCCCTGATAGCCGCGAGTCCCCTGGGCGCCCTGAGCACCCGTCGCACCCTGGTAGCCGCGCGCACCCTGGGCCCCCTGGGCGCCCTGAGCGCCAGTTGCACCCTGGGCGCCAGTCGAGCCCTGAGCGCCGGAAGCGCCCTGCGAACCCTGAGCGCCGGTGGAACCCTGCGCGCCCTGGTTGCCCTGGTAGCCGCGCGCGCCCTGGGCCCCCTGGGAGCCGACGGAAGGAAGCGTCAGCGTCCAGCCGCCATAAGTGTCGTCCCAGGTGCTCTCATAATCGGTCGACCCAATGGTGACCTTGAGCTTCCCCTGGCTGAGAATGAAACTTGCGTTCGACATCGTTTCTCCTAGATGGCTTCCGGGTAGTCGCCGCGAGTGATGGCTTCCTCGGATTCACCGACGACAGCTTCCACGACGATCTGGGTGGTGTCGGCGGCAGCGCAACCGTTGATACGCCCGGCGTAACGAAACCCTCGGGTCCGGCCGGCCGGGATAAACACGCAGTTGTCGCCATTGGCGACGGCGTCAGCACCCCACGGGGACACCCACGCCGCCGCCACCGGAGTGACGTAGACCCAAGTGACATTCGGCGTGGACTTGCCCGGCACCCGGAGGGTCGTGCTCGCCGTGGTCACCGTGGTCGTGTAGGCGCGGTCGGCCACGGGTTAGTAGCCCTTCTTCTTCCCGAACTGCGGCGGGACGACGCCCTTAGTGGGAGCGGCGCCCTTGGCGCCCTTGGCCGGAACGGCCCCCTTGGCACCCTTGGCCGGAACGGCGCCCTTGGCGCCCTTTGCCGGCATCGGCGCCATAGCCTTGGCTGCGGTCTTCTTCATCAGATCAGATCCTTAAAAGTGCGTCCGCCGTTGTTTTCCAGCCAATCAACAATTTCCGGGTTTGCCGTGGGATCAAGGAGCTTCTCGGCAATGGTGACGGCGTTGGCCTCAAGGCCGGGAGTAAACGTCACACGGCCCATGTCGCCCTGATACAGGCGAAGAGTCTTCTTGGTCACCACGTTGCCGGAAATCGAAGCCGTCGCCTTGAGCGTCGTCAAAGCGTGGGTGTACGAACCAAGCGAGTTAAGGGTGCAGGTCATGTAATACGTGACCGTAGCCCCTGCGGCCAGAGTCAACGTGTCGTTGATGGCCCCGGTGCCCGAGGTGTCATTGCTCGTAACTCCGGTGACGGTCGGAGAAGTCCAGGAGCGGGACGCCTCCTTGCCGTACGTGTTGCCCAACGGACAGGCAACGACGACACTGGCGGACTGCGACCCGAGGTTACGGACCTTCAGCACGACCTGGGCAGACGTGCCATCGCCAAGCTCGACCTTGTCGGCCGTGAGCGTCATTTCAAGCGGTGTGGTCATCGTCTACTCCTCAGCGTCCCGTGAAGCCTTCAGCGACAGCCCAGTCGTACAGGTCCATGAAATCCTTCAGACCACGCCGGCCGGCTTCAATCCAGTCGAGCATCTGCTGGGCGTCGGCTCGGGAGCCGGCCCGGAAGAACTCGGTGGCAAGAGCAACCGTGTTGTACGAGCGGGCGTACGGCGAGTTGCCGTCATCGAAGACCGTAAGGTCACCGTCGCCGAGAACGGCCGTAACCAGCGGGATCTCCGACCGCACGACAGGCGACAGGCCCACGCCGTTGTAGGTCGTCACCGTCACCGTCAGAATGGCGGTGTCGGTTGCCGAGTCGATAGCGTTGGACTGCTCGTCCGTCGGCGACTCGTACGTGCTCGACAGCGCATAGGTGATGCGATCCCCCGAAGGGATGGTAAGCGTCTGGGTGATAGCGCCAGATCCAGCCGATTCTCCGGTGACGCCGGCATCGGCATCAACGGTGAACGTACGAGCGGTCTCGAAACGGCCAAGCGGAACGCTCACCGTGCAGACAACGGTGTAGGGCTTCGCGTTGGTGATCGTGAAACTCTGCTCAAGTGGATCGACACTTGTCGAAACCCCGGCGGCTGCCTGGATGTCGATGTAGTGGACCGTCATGGAAACACCTCCTATCTAAAAAAAGCGTTCGCCCCGACCGGGGGACTGGTCGGGGCGAACACCTAGCTAGCGGAAGAGCTATAAAGATTCAACACCAGCCAAACGGCAGTGTCAAGCCTGCCCTTCGTACATTGCCTGCAATTCCGCAGTTGGGATGTTGGCCGGATCGATTTCTTCGGACTCGGCGCTGCGGGCGTTGGACCTGGGGTCCCAGACGCCGGCCATCTGCAAATACATTTTGACCGCCGAGATCTCTCCGCTCATGGCCCTGGTAGCCAGCGCCTCAAGCACGGTGTCGGTGGTGTGGCGGGAGAAGCCAGGCGTCCAGGGGCCAGCGATCTGCTCGACGTAGTCAGGCCACCAGGGCTGGTTGTGCAGCACGACCAACGTGGTGACCTCAACGTTGAGATGCTCGGCGAGCTGCTGCAACGTTGCGGGGCGCCGCTGCTTGAGCGGCGTTGACAGCCACCTGGCATAGGCGGCGGCCTTGAGGTCGTCAAGCATTCCCGGGGGGATAAGACTCATGGCTTCCTCCTGAACTGCTCTGCAAGCGTAATCAAAGTTTGGTTCCCTCTAGGGGCGCCGTGGTGGATCATCTTGCGTTCAATCATGCCTTGCTGGTCAAGGCGTCGTTCCATCTTCTTCATGTTGGCGTCCGACCTGCCACCTTCCCAGTCAAGGTCGTCCAGGTGGGAATTGAGGATGCGACGGAAGTCTTTGGTGTCAAGGGTGTAGTCGATAGCGGCTGCGCCGGTCAGGGTGCGGATGACGGCCTCCCGAAAGATGCGCTCGGAGATGCGTTCCTCTTTGGAGCCGAACAGCTCGTCGGGGTCGGATTCCAACGCCCAGCCTTCCTTCCAGAACAGCGTCCCAGAGCTGTCGACGCCGTCGTCGCCGTTGGGTTCACGAATAGGGACCTCGACGCCTCGGACAGTGAACTCCAGCCGACGGTCACTTGCCCCATAAGATGACTTGTTTACAGTCAAAACATGAAGTGGCGACCCATCAAACTCCCTTTCCTTGGTAATGAGCAGTTCACTACGACAAAGGGCGTAATAGGCTTGCGAACCTGACCCGGCAGAAGAGGCAGTTACCGGGTTCTTCACCGTGTGTCGCACACCTATGGCGGTGATACCCGCTCGGTGACAGAGATCCACGATTGGTTGCAACTCTCGACGTACTTCTAGTTCGTCGTTGTCGTTTTTGTGCGACATAAATTGCTTGATCACGTCGAACACGACGATATTGCCGCCCCACTCCAGCAGAAACTCTTCCATTGCGGCAAGGTTGCGGAGATCCCAGCCCCGCAATTCGCCGGTGGACTGCTCGTAGACACGCCCGTTGACTCGCAGGTTCGACAGCAAGGCACCAGCCGCCATGAGGCGTGGCACGATGACGGACGGCATGTCTTCCTCGCCGGTGAGGAACAGCACCTTGGCTGGGCCGTCCACGCAGCCTTTGCCGACGGGGAGCGGTTCGCCTCGGGTGAGCCTGGCGATGAGGTCGATGGTAAAGATGCTCTTGCCGGCGCTGGGCTTGCCGGTGATGAGGGTCAGTTCGCCCTTCGGGACGAGCCACGGCACAACCCATTCCTTGCGGACCGGGATGATGGTCGAGGCGTCAACGGCAACGAACTTGAACCGGGCGGTCGGGGCAAGCGGCTGTGCCAGGTCTTCCCGTGACGGCGGTTCCCAGAACTGCCCTTTGAATCCTCGGGCGGTGACTTCCTGACGGGCGGCTTCCCAGTCGTCTCGGTGCAAGATGTGGACGTAGAGGCGCCACGGGCCGTAGGACCCGGCGGCGGTGTCAGGGTCCGAGGTGGAGAACATCTGGGCCCTGGTGAAACCGCACCGTTCACAGTTCGTGGGGACGTGGTATTGGCAGGGCCGCACCGGGGTACGTGAGTACCTGTAGACGACGAGGCTGACGCCATCCCTGAGGTTCTTGCCGGGTCGGGTGTAGGAATGGTTGCCGCTGTGCAGACCTGCGTACTTCCAGTCGAGCCCCTGGTGAAGTGCTTCGATCATCACGTCCTGGCAGGTGAACGTGGCGTCGAAGAAATCCTCGACACGCTCCCAGCGCCCGTTGCGTTGCGACGGGGGGTGTTCGCGTTCGGGGAGATCGTCGTAGACTTTGCGTTCCGCCATGGCGATAAGCCATTTCGGGGCGGCCGCCGGTTTGGTCTTGCGTTCCCACCGGTAGGTGCCGCCGGTGGGGTGACGCGACGGGGGTGCGAGCAGGTACCCGTTGTGTTTGATGTCGAGACCGGGGCGCAGGCGGGGCAGGAGCTGCATGCCTTCCGGGGCGGCGAAGTACAGGTGCCGCCCCCCACCTCGCCCTGGGGTGCGGACCTCCATCGTGATCGGCAGGCGCCCGTTGTCCGCTTCGAGGCGCGCCAGTTCCGCTTCCCCGGTGGGGCCGTCCACGTCGATGGCGAACACCCCGGACGGCATGGCGGCCACCCCAACGTTGAATTCGCCTTCGCTCCACAGTTTGTAAACCTTGGACACGTCATTCGTCATCGTGTCCTTCCATTCGTCCAAAGGGCGCTTATCCCCGGGACGAACACGCAAAACGTAGAAACCCTCCCTAGCCAGATCTACGGCGGCGTCACGTAACAGCTCTTTATTTTCCATTCTTTTGGTTCCCCCTAAAACAGAGCTTGCAAGCCTTTAGAGATAAAGCGGTCGGAGCGACAGTAAACTCCCAACTACACAGGGCATTGCCGCATCTACTCACCGCTGTCCTGTTCGGTTGCAGTACTGCAGCCCTGTGGTACTTGTTCTGCGTGATTATCCAGCGTTCCTCAATCAAACTTCCTCCCGGTAGTGGTGGCAACGCCCCTTACAGACTGATCAATGCTGGGTGTTCCAGACGCTTTCAGGCTGTTGACAGCTGTCGATAAGGGAGACTGCGGAGCATAAGAGACACTCCAGTTCCCGTCAACTCCTGAAGATTGTCGGGAGTTGTTTAAGGTTGTCTTGCGCCAAAGTGCCATCTACCTGCGGTTTCAGGTAGTGGGCTGTCCCCTCCGATAATTATGTCAAGTAGTTGGGAGGGGGGGGTGTCAC